TTTTGATCCAAAAATTAACGGCTCCGGGTCAATCCATGTACCATTATTAGTAAACGAGTGTGCAACTGCGTAGTTGAAGTCCTTTTTTGTCACACCAACATGAAGGTGATTGGTTGTCCGTCTGCCGACTACTTGGCCAGTCTTAACGTAATCTCCAATCTTAACCTTGATGTTGCTACTACTGCCGAATGCTTCCTGATAGACCACATTGTAGCCATCATCGGAATGGGTGACGAAGTAGTATGCCAATCCACCCATGTAGCCCTTATGTGTTACTCTACCGCCATGGACGGCGTGAACGTCGGTGCCGGGATACTTAGCCGTCCCAAAGTCTAAGCCGTCATGGAAGCCATTTTGTCGGAATTCTCCTCCAGGGTGAACGCCGAAAAGTTGTCCGCTTTCGAATGCTACGTGTCCGACAGAAGGGAACGGAGACCCCCAATTACCACCTCCGCTAGCAACAATTTCAACTGGTAATTTATCATAACGACGCTTACCGGTGGGCCCCCATCCACCAGTATGGACATCACTAGCCCAATTGGAATCATTGAACATCGCCAACAGTTGGTGGAAGCCTTTGAGAATATCGGTATAGCCTTCGATAGCGTACGCCTTAAAAGTCGTGTCAATGAATTGCAGTAGTCCCTTGCTTGGGTGCCCAGCTGCAGCGTTAGAATCCCAGTTATTAACCACTGTCTCGCTACCACCGGACTCATGTTGAATAACATTTTTGATAGTAGCAACTTGGGCGTTGGTCACCTTAGTGTTCATACATTGTGCCGCAAACTTAATCGCTGGCCCCCAGTCACCATTAACAGCATGCATTGGACCGCTTAACTTAGTCCCATCGTCCGAACTATCATCATTCTTTTTATCCGGGTTCTGGGTCTCAATCTGTGCACCTAGCGGAATCAATCTAGTAATTACCTTAGACGGGTCAATCGTAACACTTGCCGATTGCATGTTTTCGGTAATGCGAATTGGTGTGTCGTTGTTATGGTCCTTCCCTGGAGCCTTGAGATAGTCCAGGTAGTTCTTACCGTCCTTATATTCAGTAATCAAAAAGCCGCCAACGGAATCCGTTAGTAGCTTCTTAATGGTTTCTTGGGTTGTGGCATAGTCAATTGTTCGGAGTGCGTTATCCTTGCTATTATCAACCGTTACAGTTCTTAGATTGAACTGCTTATAAGCCGGTACTTGAGTGTTGTGCTCCTCAATAACCTTCTCCAGAAATTGCTTAGGCGTTGCGTTTCTAACTTCTAAAAATCGCTGGACGCTGTCGATTAGGTAGCTTGAAATGTCTTCAAACACATAGGTCTGCAGAAATTGTCCGGAATCTTTCATCTCTCGCGTAGGTTTTAACGCTCGCCCCCGAAAGATAAGCTTACCGTCGTCATAGACCTCAACATGTGTGTGCATTGGTCTCACATTACCGAAGAGAGGGTTGTCTTGATTGATGGTTAGCGATAGATCGTTAACATCGGACTGCTTAAGATTTAGCTTGCCTTCACTAACCGATTCATTAACAGCGGGATCGTGGATAACAAAGCCTGCTGTATCAGTCGGCTCATTGTAAGCAATAATTCTATACATTACAGCAGTTCCTCCCTTCTGAATTTGAACCATATCGTACCATTGCCGTCAAGTGTTATCTTGTTAGTACCAACCTGAATCGGGATTGACGATTTTTCATCCGTCTTATCATCTAAGGTTTTCGTGCCAAACGCACCTTTAATAGTCACTTTGCCAGTCACTTCAAAGTTACTCATCACCTTATGTGATCCTATATTTTCTAACTGGATATCTTGCTTTCCGTTAACATTAAATTTGACGGGTTGCCAAATCCAGTGATCGAAATATACGTCATCCCAAACGTCTGCACCTTCGAGATTATTGGTAAAGGCAAACGGGTAGCAATCAAATACTACCGTGACGTTCAACAACCCTTTCTCTGAATCATCGTCAGCTTCAACGCTTTTACACTTACCAATCCAGTAATAGACTTCCTCGTGCGTGTCAATCAACGCTTGCCGACCTAATGGCATTAGCTGGCGCTTGATATCTTGTTCAACGCCTTTTCGATCGTGATAGACACCAATTGGGATAACTAACTTGTACGTGATTTCTCGATTTTCGAAAAAGCGCTCGTTTTGATACATTGAAAAATCGTAGACGCCTTGCATGTAAGGCACACTCTCAGTAATCTCTTTTTCTTCTGGCGTAGGAGCAGTACGCTCAACTAAAAAAAAGCCCTGCTTTTCGGCTATCGAAGTCACCGAATGCAAAGCCCTCTTCTGGGTTGTCGTCAAACACATCTCTCAATGTTGGTTGTAAATCTCTGAACCGATATTGCATCTAGCGTCCCCACCTTTCATTAAGATCAGCATGATTACCGAGTGCCGAATCTGTGCGTGTATACGTCCTACCAACTAGGGCATCACCGTCAAGATAGATAGCTTGTTGCTTGTTAGCTATTTTTCTCAAAAGCAAGTTGTTTTGTTGTCCTACAGTCGAATCCTGTAAGGCAACCGTGCCACTAAAGTTGGCGCCAAAGGTGTTCGATGATAGTGACTGAACTCTACGGAGACTATTGTTCATGTTTGAAGCATCAATCGAAGGCATCGTAAACTGCATGCTATCAGCTACCTGTCCTGCCATTGCAGTAACGTTGCTCTGTACATTGCTGAACTGCTTCATCAATCCTTCATTGAATCCAAGCATGATAGATTTACCAGCAGGGATTAATAACCGTCTATCGTAACTAATTGGCCCTTTATGCTGTTTAATCCAGCTGGCAATACCACTTACGAAACTCTGTACAGCACCATAAGCGGATTTCATACCATTCAGAAAACCATTAATAATAGATTGACCGGCACCAAATAATGAAATGCCACTAATTCCGTCTTTAACAGCGTTGGCATTTTTAGTACCAGAATTTCTAGACCCGGTCAGTCCATCCAAAATACCTTTAACGAAAATCCCAATGAGCTTGGTTCCTGATGCGAGTACTTGTCCTAGAGCATTACCAACGCCATATACGAATTTTTCAACAGCTTGAACAGCAACACTAGCAAGCCTAGGCATCGCATTAGCTATTCCCAAAACGAACTTGGCTAGCAAATTAATACCTGCATCTATAATTCTGCCTAAGTTATTTGCAATTCCGTTAATAAAAGCAACAATTACATTAACTGCTGCCGTTATTATGTTAGGGAGATTTTGCGCAATTCCATTTAAAAACGCAACGATCAAATTGGAACCTGCAGTAATTAGTTGTGGTAGGTATGTGGTAATCGTGTTCAAGATTCCGATTATCAATTGTGCAAACGCCTCTGTTATTTGCGGCGCGTATGTCACAATTGCATTAATTAACGCCATTAGTAACGTCATGAAAGTTTGAATAATTTGAGGTGTAAGAGTCACGATCACATTAAGAATCGTTTCTCCTAATGTGATAAATGCTTGTCCAATTAATGGTACATTAGTAATTACCGCATTAAGGATCCCGCTTAACAATGCACTCATGCCAGCACCGATAGCTCCCATCATTGGGATTACTAGTCCAATGTTGTTACCAAGCAAGATAAAAGCATTAACTAGCGCCGTGACACCTTTGCCAGCTAGGACTAACCCGGCTCCCATCGCAAGGATACCGGCTCCAAAAAGTGCAACACCGGCACCTGCAGCTACTACCGCAGCACTGAACGCGATTAATCCCACAGCGTTAGCTGTCAACACTGGTCCGAGCAGAGCGAAAACACCAGCCAACACGGCGACTGTTGCGCCAAACGCTACTAAGGCAACCACGCCGTCCATGCCTTGCTTAGCCAATTGCGCAATCGCAAGTACCAACACAGCCAGGCTAGCAATCACCAACGCGAATCCTGCCGCAATCTCAAGTGCTGCGAATCCCATTGCGATCATCTGTCCAGCACTTTTTTCAGCATTCTTTCCAACTGCTTTTTCACCAACAGCAGCACCTTCGGAAGTAGCACCTACAGCAGTGTTTCCGGTTGCTACGCCAAATAGCTTAGCGACTAAGCCAACTACTGCCTTACCTATCGAGTAGAAGCCCTTAGCAAGCTTTCCAACTGCCGATGCCACTTTTACTGTAGCAATTAACAAGCCTCCGAAAATAACTAATGCAGGTCCTAAAACTGGAGATAGTCCAACAAAACCACGAATAACTTTCGCAATCCATGAATTAGAAGTTGTCGCCCACGTAATAGTATTATTGATCATGTCAATCATGGCACCGACAACGCCGTTTTTGCTATCCATAGCCTTGTTTCGTAAAGCTTCCCAGTTACCGCCTATTTGCTCAATTTTAGAGCCAACATTTTTCTGCATTTCTGATGCTTGCGTACTTAAAGTTTTTGATGCCGCCGAGGCACTGTAAGATCCGTTTTGAATTTCTTGAAACATGCCGTCCCACGACTTGGTAACAGAGCCTGATTTATCATTAATTGAATCAAGTAACGGTCCAATTGCTTGCATTCCGGCAGTACCAAACAGTGCTTTAAGATTTTTTTGCTTTTCAGACGATGTCATCCCGTCCATTGACTTGCTAATTTCTTGAAGGATTGTAGGGAATGGCTTCATGTTTCCTTGGGCGTCAGTGAAGCTAATCCCTAAATTCTGCATAGCATTTTGCGCTACTTTGCTAGGAGCTTGCATTTGCAAAATAGCATGATTCAAATCATCAGAAGCTTGAGCCGCACTATAACCACGGTTAGTTAATAGCCCAATGGCTGTAGATGTGGTTTGCAAACTCATGTTGGACGCTTTCGCGGTGCCACCAATTGTTGCTAGCGCTTGTTGCATGTCCTCAATTGAGGCATTACTTGCATTAGCGGTTAATGTTAATGCTGCCGCAGCTTGTTTTGGCGATTCGAGGCTATCACCCCAAATGTTCATCGCATTCTGCACAACTCCTGCCGTCTGGATTAAATCAGAACCAGCCGCAGTTGACGCTTCGGCTATTGCAGGAAACTGTTCCTTAATCTGTCCAACGTCCGCACCGGCTTGTGCCATTTCAATCATCGCATCTGCCGAATCTTGCGCTGATAGAGGCAGGTCAGCACCCATCTTATTAGCAACGTCTGCTAGTCCTGAAATGTCTTTTGACGTTCCACCAGCAGTTACAGCTGCCTTATTTAACGAAGCTTGGAAGTCACCGAAAGACTTAACAGAACTAACACCTAGTGCAGTGGTCGCCCCTCCAATAACAGCCATTGACTTACCAACCCCGCTAGTAACGGCTCCAACCTTGGACGAGAAGGAAGCAGTCTGATCAGCAGCCTTTGCCATGGTTGCACTGAAATTTTTATCAATGGCGCTTAATATCGCTGTTACGTTATAACTTTCCGCCATTTTGCTTCCTCCTTTCCTTAATCTTTTGGTAAGCGGCATAGCGCTCCGCAATCATGCGGCTACGTTCTTGCTTTTCAATTCGTTTAGAAGGTAACCCTTCGAATTGATGTCTAATCTCACTGATTTCAGCTTCAGCGTCGTATAACTTATCGAGTTGGTCGTACTTCGGATGCGGATTGCTTTTGCTCTTAGGTGTTTGCACCATTTGGTTAAAAAAGGCTTGTAGTGCTAAGTTGGTGCGCTCTTCTACTTTGCGAAGCTGGTAGGCTTCTAAGCGCAGGTAATACTCGCTAATCGTCATACGTTCAATTTCTTGGATAGAAGTAAAGCCTAGATAAGCTAACGAAAATAAAATGATTTCGCGATATTCTTCATCGCTTGATCTTTTTCGTTTGCCATCTAGGCTTTCATGTTTTTTAATGCCAACTTAACTGCGTTAGCCTTTTTAAGTTCTTTGTTTACTTCTTTGAACAAGCCTTCAATATCAGTGTCTGGATTATCAATAAAATCATAGATTGATTCGAGGCTTGCCCGTGGTGAATTAGGGAAGGTCGCACAGTATAGGACTTGAGCCAGTACTGCCGTGTCGTAGGCTTGGAGCGCTGGAATACTCTTTGTCAATCCAAAGCCCAACGAAATTCCATCGCGTTTAACGCCAATTACGTTATCAAGTTCGTTTACAAAGCGAACTCCAAAATTCAATTCTTGTTTTTGCTTTCCAATTGTAATTTCCATGTTTTATTACTCCTTTAATTGCCGCCCCCGTAGGTATTGTTCATTTCGTCGGCGACTGAGTTTTATTTTTCGGTAACTGTAACCACGCATTCTGCGGAATAACCACCATCAACGGTTGTAGCTTTAATCGTTGCCTTACCAACACCTTTTGCCACAACTAATCCCGTGTAATCAAACGTTGCCACCGCTTCGTCTGTAGATGAACAGGTAATTTTTTGATTGGTTGCATTAGGTGGTGAAACTACTGCACCAATATAGGTTTGGTCACCAACGTTCATTGATAATTCACTTTTAGTTAACGTTATCCCCGTAACTGGTACTATTACGGTGAAACCAGGTACGTCCACTTTTTCAGAAATGTCAGGCCCATTGCTCCAAGCAATCTGATAATTTCCGGAGTTAACTACCGTGCCCGCTCCAATCCCAACAATCGACACCATTCTTTTACCGAGTTCGCCTGTAAACTTTCCAACATTCGATTGATAGACGACTAGATGTTGTTTTGTGCGGTCTACACCGTCCTCATCTACATGTACATCCGCCCCTGTTTCGGTAGGCAGGGCACGCACGCCCACAGGGGCTTCTATTTTGACGATGGTGTTGCGTCAGGCACGTTTGTTCCGGCATCCGCATCTTCCCATGGTGTTCCGCCGTTGCTTTCGGTACCGTCTTCACCTTCTGTGACTTGATCTAAGCCACGGAAGATGTAGTCTAATTCAGCTTGTTGATCAGCAGACAATGTTAACCATCCCCGTTGAGGGACGCCTTGAATTGCGAACGACACGTCACGTTCGGACTTGTCGCCTGCATCATTAGAGTTGTCGTCTTCGGAGACTACTCCGCGCATGTACCACGCATAGTACTTGCCATCTTTGTTTTTGCGTTTCCGGTTCACACCCCAGATTTCCATTACTTCATTATTCATGATCGAATCAATGAGTTGGTCAGCAATCTTTGAGGTATTGTTGATGAAGTCGATTTCCACGTCAGTTTCCAATGAGGAACTAGTTTGGAATCCTCCATCTTTTGTGTCTTCTGTGTCGGCATCTCGCTTGAAGTCAATCTCAAACGAGGTTTGCCCAGGGATTAACTGTGCTGCTTCCGTTTTGGCATTGGATAGCTTACGAACGTAACCGACAACATCGTCACCGGAGAACTTAAGCACGCTATCATTTTTGGTTTCTGGCATTTATTCTTCCTTCCTTTCTATTGAATCTGTAGTTCAACCGTTACAATTCCATGCAATAAGGTTGAATTAGGTACGCTGGTGTCAATCAAAGTGCGGGTTGATTGTTGTTGAGCTTGCCCGTAATACGAGTAGTTTTCTGTATTGATATGACCAACAGAGGCATAAAAAAAGCGCTCAACCATATCTGTAATGGTTAAACGCTGTTTCGGTATGCCCCAACAATCAATGGTTAGCACGATTGATCCAGTCAATTCTGTTTTGGTGTTATTTTTGTTATCTTCGACGCTACTCATTACGACGAACGGATATTTGACCTTGTCAGGTGGCAAGTAGTCGTATGTGTCGTATCCCATTTTCCGGGAAAGCATGAAGTAGCGATCGTAGACGTCTTGTGCTGGTGATTTTCTGATATTAACCACCTACCTTACTAAATTATGCAAATCGCTTAAAAATAGTGGCCGTTCCTTTCGCCAAGCCGGACCCATGTATGGTTGAGCAGCCATAAAACGAGTACCAAATTCTTGGTATCCTGAGTATTCTGCAGAAGAAATAACTGCTCCTGCCATTCCGCCTTTTAGCAATTGCGAACTAATGCCACGTTTTAGATTACCCGTATCAACTGGCGCCAATTCTTGAGCTTTGCTCTCCATGTTTGCAGTATGGGATTTAACAATAGCTTTAACTGCACCTTTTTGAGCTTTTTGCTTCAATTTTCTAATTAAAAGGTCTTGACCTTTGACTGAAAAATTATAGTTACTCATTCTGCGTTTCCCCCACGATATAACCCATTATCTTAAGCGGATGTACTCCTGTCTGGAGCTTGTAGTACGTTTCTCCATCATTGACAGTCAACAAGTCCCAGTTGCTGTTAAACGGCTCTACCAAACGGACGACCAACCTATCTACGCCGATGTCGCCAAATAATTGTTGTGAGCGGTCAACGCCTAGATGTGTGACGTTAGCAATTACTTCACCAACCATAACTGGCTCTCCGCTAGGATTACTTGGATCGTAATGGTCATTTGATTTGTAGAATTGAACTCTGTCCGTGAATCGCATCTCATCACTTCCCTTGATAGCCTGAAATGAAGCTAACCTTACCTAACGATGTAGGCTTATCTTCTTGATCAGCTAACCAATCGACGATGTCATCTTTGAAATCGTCGAAATCATCACTGTTGAATGTGATTGATTCACCTTCTTGGGAATAGTTAGCCATTCCTTCATTTTTGAGGCGATTAAAACGCCGTACAGCTACTTCTAACAAGATGTAGTTGAGTTCATCGGGGACAGCCTCGCTCGCTTTTCTATGGAGCTTGATTTTTAATGACGCCGACGTATTATCAAGGATTAACTGTAGTAATTCATCTTTGCTAACATCGTCTTTCTTAAGCATCAGTAGCTTTTTAAGGTTCTTCAAATCTTCTGTTTCAGCCATTTGACAACCTCCTAGGCGGCGTCAGTGATTGTTACCGCTAATGTTGTGGTCAATTTGCCGCTAGTGAACGTGATAGTTGCTGTTCCAGACTTAACGCCAGTAACGGTAAATGTTCCATTACTCTTCTTAGAAACAGTTGCTACGGTTTCGTCACTTGATGTGGCAGTTGTAGCCTTAACTACGGCGTCAGCATCATTCGCATCTGTTGGATCACTAGTGATGGTAATGTCTTTAGCGTCCCCCACCTTTTCGGACAACGTTTTTTGACTAGCGGTAATCCCACTAGCAGGTGGGTTTACGCTTTTGGGGCCGAGTAGATAAGGTTTTTATCGTAGTAAACGTAAGCTGTGTAATGTTCATCAGCTGTCATGATGGTTGTCTTACGAGTAATGTCTCGGTCAGTTTCAACTTGCACACCACGCTTCATGATTAACTTGAGAGCTGGCTTAGTTGGATCTACCTTGATAAATACTGCTTCGCCTTCTTTTAACTTTTTAGAACGCACAATTTGAACACCCAATACGTCAAGATATGTGCCGTTGATTAATTGATTGGCGCCCACTTCTGAACCAAGCTTTTGTGTCATAGCATCTTTACGAACCTTAGCTGCATCCTTAGGGCTCATAATTGCCACTACTACCTTGTCATCTTCATCATCAAAGATATCAAGCGCGGCTTGAATGCCATCAACTGTTGGATCGAACGTGATTGTTTGAGTTGCTGTCTTAGCAGTTTCCAATACGTCGTCATCAACCTTATTGGCAAGCGACAAACCTAATTGACGAGTCGATTCGCCGAGTGGGTCTCCATATCCTGAAAGCACTGCTTCATCAGTAATAGAAGTCCCTTTAGCAGCCTTCTTAATGGTTGCTTCTTGCGTTTCTGTCCCTAATTTATCAAGCGGAATAGCTTCGCCTTCACCAATATCTTGTGCATCTCCAATGTAGGTAAACTTAGGAAACTTCAATGTTGTCCCTGGTTGACCTTGTAGAGTAGTATCTACATTTGCTAATGGTGAAAAGCGAAGTGCCTTCTGTAATTCATAGGACACAATCGGTGCTAATACCTCTGGGTTTGTTAAATCTGCAATTTTTGTTGGGGCTGTATCTGCCATTATTTAATTCCTCCTGTTAATTTATTAAACTTGTCGGGATCGTTTGCAAGTAGTTGAACCTTTTCAGCTAAAGTCATTTGGTCAAAATCTTTTGTCGAAACCTTAGCTGATTTCTTGCCACTGATTCGTGGTGTCGATCCTTTCATAAACTCTTTTCTAGTGTCTTCCTTGATATTGTTAATCAAGTCTGTCAACGCCTTTACATTCTCGTAAATAGCGTCATTATCAGTACCATTGCCTACTACCATGTTAAGGACGTCATCACTCACTACTAAGCCTTGGTCTTTGAAAACTGCATTAGTTTCATTAATAGCTTTAGTACGAGCAATTTCAGCTTTTAACTTAGCAATCTCATTATCCTTTTCGGTTTCTTCCTTTGACTTTTTATCGTCGGAAGCGAGCTCCTTAATTGATTTTCGTCCGGACTTTAAATCATCAAGTAGTTGAGATTGTTCCTCGTACTTCTGTTTCAAGTCATGGTTTTCAGCTGTTTTAGAATCTAGACGCTTCTTGAGCTTATCAACGGTTTTATCGCCATCGATATTCTCGTTTTTGCCATTTTCTTCTTCGTTTTCCTCTTGTTGTCCTTGAACATCTTCCGAGCTAGCTTCGGTATCTGTACTAGGGTCAAGGTTATCATTAGTAGCATCACCACTATCATCTGATTGTTCAGCGAAGAATTGTAAGTTCATTGGTAATTTTTCTTCTAGTTCCATAACAATTTCTCCTTTGCTCGCATTTAAAGCCTTGGGAGGCTACTCAGTTGTTCTTTAAAGCCTGCAAACAGGAAAAAGGCAATAAAAAAGCGGTGACCGTAATTAGTCATCGCTATTAGTTTTGTCGTGCCAAGCCGAAATGCTGCATCTACAATTTGGATGCACGGGCAAGTCCGGTACATCATCAACTGAATATACACCGTCGTTTCGAGATACAATCTCAAGGCAAACCTTGCAAGCAGATGGTTCTGCGTGCCATTTACAAGTTCTAATATGGTACTTTTTGAAACTTCGCAATTGCGCCTGTGTCTGTACTCTGGCTGATTCAGTCCGTGCTAGCCGTTCAGTTACATATCTAGCATTGTTAACCTCATCTTTAAGATAAGGTTTCAAATCACGCGCAATCACCCTCGGATTCAATCCCTGCACCATCTGTTTAGTTAGCAATTGGTCAAGCCTAGCTTTAAACACATCGCTATTCGCCCACAACCGTTCACTAAAGGTGGCATTGCCTGTAGACGCCATAACAATGCTAGACGTTTCAGCCGCTTTAACTGCTCCAGCTGAATCGGATAAGATACCAGCCTGTCGTTTTAGTTCTTCAACATACTCATTGTTGAGTCGGTCAGTCATTGAGCTGTATATATCCATGTTGTTATCTATCATTTCTAAACCAATTTGGGCTTTAAGCATTTCCAAACGGTTGGTGCGCATTGTGGCATTATACAGGCGTAATCGAGTGTTGACTTCGTCTGAAAAGTCGGCATATTCTACTTTGCCTTTCTTTTTGAAGATATCTCTCGCCTTTGCTACCAGCTTTTTGGCTTGGTTAGAAAATGCTTGGACGTCTTCTTGAGCCACCTTTTTACGAGCTTCGGCAAGCGTGTACCCTTCTCGTTTTGCGTAACGTGTGTACTGCTCGCTGATGTCCTTGTTAATGCTATCTAGCAACGTGTCGTAATGCTCTTGGAGGAGCCTATCGAAGTCCTTATCGGTTTTGATGTTGGCTTCAATCCACTTGCGTTCTTCAGCTTCACGCTTATTCCAATACCGATTATTCTTCTTGTTCAGCTGTTTCTGATTCATTGTTCATACCAGCTTTCTGTTGATCGGTTAGGTTACTGGTTGCGTCAAGCGAGTTCTTAATGTTCTCCGCTTGTTCTTTCTGCATCCGTGTAATCTCGTCCTTAGCATCATCAACGAACGGCAATGTAGATAGCTGTGTCTCCTTGCTAACAATGCCCTCAAGCGACTTCGCTGTGTTAGCCGCGTCCGCCATGTTAACTGGCAAGTTCCGATTGAATTGGAAACTCAAGTTCTGCCACTCGTCAGCTTTGCTCTTTTGAAGTACAGTGCCAGCACTGAATAAGAGCTTGTAGAGTTTACGCAATGACTGAGTAAACTTTCGCTCTTTGTTCATGGCAAGGTTCTTCATTGGCAATAGCTTGTATTCCAGAGCCACACCGGAACTGTTGCCTGCAAATGCCTCGTCGTTCATATTAGCCACCATGCTTACCTGGTAAATCATATTAGTTAAGCGATCTAGCAAATTCTCTTGCATCTGGTCTCCATCGGGCTTGTCAAGGAAGCCAATCTTAGCATCTACTGAACTGGCGTCCGGTGAATATATAATCTGGTTACCGTCAAGATTAACAACAGGATTACCATTCTCGTCTTCTGGTAATTGAGCACCGAACGAATACATGTAGGTATTGTCAAAGTATTCGTTCTGATTAGCTTTCTGGCTTAGCGTGTCGTCAAGTGCATTGATTAGCGTCTCAACGTTATCAATAATGCCTTGTCGTTCTTCGTTTTGGAAGAATTCAACCGCTGGAACTGTACCGAACTGATTAACCATGCCATCTTCCATTTTGAACGAATCCGTTAAATCATAGCTGGCTTCATCGGTGATAACTGTGCCATGTAGCTCGTTGTTGATGTAGTAATAGTTCACGAACGCAATCGGGTTCATATCGACCGTATCATCGTAAATGATGAACGCTGATATTGGGCTGACATACTGAACGCACGTCTCGCTGTCTTCGTTTTGATACAAAAAAGCAATTGAACGACCGTAGATGTCTACCTGACGGCTAATCTCTGATAGCTTGTCTTGTAGCGAGTTAGTGTCGTTCCATTGCTTTAGCTTTGCATTGTCATCCTCGTTGTCTAATGTAATCTTTGGCGGATTTCCAATAAAGAAACCATTGAACGTTTCAACAATATAATGAGCCATGTTACCGACTAGCCGGTTGTCCGGTCGATTGCCACGGTGCGTATCCTTATGCAGAATGTCGTGGTCTCCGATGTACTCTTTGCGTAGCTCCTTATAATGGTTAGCAATGTACATGTGCTGGATAATAAAGCTCTCAACAGCTTCACCGGTCAGCTCTTTATCAGCTGGATACACTAGTGAGTTGTTGTCTGTTACATATACATCTTCACTTAAGCTCTGAATTGCGATCACCTCCTAAATATAATTGTTTCTGATTACTTTAACTTCTTTGCGTCTAATTACCATGTAGACGAAGTACCGCATTGCGTCCATGGCATGGTCATGCTCTTTGACCACCTTATCTTCGCCCCGATTAGATGCCTTCTCGTCCCAAACGTATGAAGCAAGTTCTTTGAAGACATTCTTCAAGTTAGGCGTGAATTTAATTAGTCCGTTGTTCATCGCTGATTGTGTCTCGCGTATCCCATTCAGCACGTCATTATTAGCACGGATAATACGGTAATGCCTGCTCCGTAACACAGCAATAAATGAAGCCGCTGAAGGGTCAATAATGATTTTTGCATTTAAATCACCAACAAATTTATCCAAGTCATCGGCATACTGGTCATCGGTTTTTTGACGCGAGCTGTGCCGTCCGTCATAGTAGTATTCTTTTAAGCAGTACCATACACCATCAAAAAAGCCCCACAGTAGAAATACCGTAGGGTTCTGGGTTCCGTAATCAATCGACACATAGTATTTAGCACACCGTTCTGGTGGCTTATCAACGACCATTGTGTCACGGTTAAAGTTGTCATAGATAACGCCCTCGGACATTACCCATAGACCTAATATATATCGCTGATAGAACACACCAGAGTAGTTACGCTTGTATCGGTCGATAACGTCTTCGGTTAATGAGGGATTATCTTCCATTCGAAAATGAATCCGTAACGCGCGCTTACCTTTCAGGTCATCAATCCAGTTAAGCTTAAACCAGTGATATGGACCTTCGGGATTCATATTGAACCAGTACTTACCACCAGACACAGACACACGAGCCGTTGCCTGATTAACGAACGATTGGGGCATCAATGCCACTTCGTCAAAAAAGAATCCTGCAGCAGTCAACCCTTGTACCAGGTCTTGGCTAGCTTCGTCTTTTCCACCGAAAATAAAAAAGTAATTGGCCTTACCGTTCTTGACAACTTCAAACATGTTGTCGGTTCGGTGATCAATTACTTTGTAGCCTCTGCCAATTAACATTTGTTTCAACGGACGTAGTACGTTGCGTCTGAACGATCCAATAGTTTTACCTGCCATTCCTAACTGTTGCCCGTCAAACGTGTGCATCGCCCACATGACGTAAGACAACGACATAATGACCGTCTTACCCGCACGAACCGAACCATCACAAATTATGGCTTCGTTATCCTTGGTGCTAGGATTAACCCACCAGGTCAACACTTGCAATTGCTTTTTCGAAAATGGAGTGAAATGGAACACGTTAGTCTTAAGCTTCATTATCATCACCCCAAACGTTTCTAGCACTGTTCTTCAAAGCTCTAATAAATCCATCGTTATCATCTGCACCGGATTCTGGTTCAAGTTCCTTAGCCCGTGCTTCTGCTATATCAGCTTCCGCATTAGCCTTGCGAACTTTAGCTTTATCCAGTTCAACGTTGCTATTAACAGTCCCGTATCCTGCCATATTAAGGATTGTCTGTGTGGCTTGTAACTGGACCATATCCGACTTAGAATTTAGCGCCAATTCATTAAGATGTTTAATTGCATCCGGCACATAAGAATCAAGCGCAATTCTGCGATATTCTTGTTGTGCTTGTTGGAACAATGGATCCTTCTTCCACTTACTTAGCGTTGCTCTGGATCGGTTGACAGACTTTGCAATTTGTTCGTCAGTTAGTTCATCTTCAAATAGCAATATAACGGCTTTTCTATGTCTTTCGTCTAATGAATCAAACGCTTCATTTTGTCTACTTTTGTCTACCATTACATGTCACCACACCTCCTTTAAGCAAAATAAAAAGCCTTAATGAGATTAATCATCAAGACTTGTTACCCTATAGCTTTTCTTTAATTTTCTTTACCAATTCTGCATCTATTACCATCCTTGAATGGTATTCAGTCCCATCGTGTTTTTGAAAGACGTAAACTATAATAACTTTCTTGCACTTTTTTAGCCTTTTTAAATTATATTTATCTTGCCTCAGCATATTTACTACGTTATTTAAAAGATACTCAAGGGGTATTTTGACGTCTGTTGTTCGACTATGTCCTTCTACAGTTTCAAAATCATTTCCAAAAAGTAAATTTTTAATGTTTATATCGCCAAGCGGTCTAGCTTTTCCACGAAGATCAACTAATTTATAAAGCCATCTATTCATCCTTCGAGAAGCTATCAATCCGTTTAGCAACCGAAGCCATATTCGCAGCAATCTACATGGTTGTAAATAAAATCCACTAAATGCAAACAATGCTGTTTGTGAACTATCATTAAATCCGGACAGTGTTACACCTTCATGGGATGCGATTGAGCCATTTTTATTTTTCGTTAAAACATGGGAAGTTTGTCTAACCAAAAATCTCACTCTGTTATCTTTGCCATAAAAGCTTATTGATAACCAAACCGTTAGCATTGTGCCAAAAGCTCCGACCCATTCCGCCCATGAACCTATTTCCAATCCCAGAAACATACTAATCACCCCTTAAAGGATGATTATACCAAAGACAACCTGTACAGAATGTTCAAATTGTTAAACAGGGTACTGAGGAATCGAACCCCAGACGGATGTACACGTATTTCCTAAAATGAACTTGTTGAAACGGAATCCGCTAACCATCTACCCTTTTCCACGCTACCAATATATCACCTATCGTGTCCGGAGAGTGTCGCCCCTTTGTCCGGAGAGTGTCCAATTTTGAATACTCTAAAATCTTCGGTATCCGCAAACGCCCACGCAAATTGTAGGCATGCTTCGTTCAATATCTCGTTGCCCCGGCTACGATGATAACCAGTGATAGCTTCTATTTCATACCATTTTAATCGTTTAAAATATCTATACTCCATGAACTCACGGTGCAAGCGATCCATGCCACAACACGCTTTTTTCACCTTTTCTAGCATGTCTTTAGCATAAACATGCAACGTTGATTTAGATTCGTTAGCATTATCGGAGCTATGCGTAGCAGGCATTCCGCTAATTACAGGCGAACCTATATCAACGTAGGCAATATGCGCCATTCGTTGAAGTTTTTCAAAGTCTTTTTCGAAAAATAATCTAACATTTTGAATTGTCTTTTCATCATCTAGCTCTGGTAATAATGTCATGCCCCGTCACTCCTGTTATAATAATGTTGTTGAGATTATTAGATCGAGGGCACGTCTGCGAGGTGCTCTTTTTTATTACCATCATTCATCTATGTTAATTTCCCCGTTACTCTAGTTTTTTGCCACAAAATGGGCAATATTTAATTCTCAAGCTATCAACAACTGCATTTTCTTTTTTGAAAATCACTTTATAGCCACGGTCATCAAGGACAATACGTGCCGAAAATCCGTTCCCAACGTCCTTTGTTTCCCCCTTATGGTACTGACATAGGTATTGGGTCCACCTTTCCAATATTCGTTTTACCTTGTTTTCAAAATTAGCGTAAACATATCTTACCTTCATTTTTGACCTCCTCTAAAACAACTTTATAAACCTTGCCACCAATTGATTCTGCCGTTTCTTTCGCCTTGTTGTAATCTAGGTAGCAAGCTTCTCTTGCAATGCTTGTCATTCTGTAATACGGATTACCGAGCAAGTCATTATCGACTTCACATACATATAGATTCCCCAGTTTAACTACATATGCATTTTCCATTTTGCTTTCTCACTTACTTTCCCTTACCATTGTTCTGCAATTAATTTAGCCACTATTATTACAGTAGGGAACCACCACAGTGCCATAAACAATGAAGGCCAAGGCTCTCCACAATACGTATCAACTACCACCGGTGCTATCACAAAATTGATTACTGCTAAATCAACTAAGACAAATATCTTAATTACCTCTTTTAACACCGACTTATCCCACCTCTTCGTACGTCTTTCTGAAAATGTCATCCGTGATTGGCCAATGTTCACCCTCAACACCCGTAGCAATCCAATCACCTATATTGATAGCCAAACCGCCTTCAAGGGTTGGTATTGAAAACGTAGGACCCCAACCGTCAATTACAAAGTTTTCTTTCACAATTCCATATTTTTCTATCATCTCTGCCGAACCATCGAACTGTTCTGCTTTAATCGTTGCTGTCTTACGAAATTCCTTTAACATTATTCGCCCTCCATTTTATTGCTCGGTAGTTCTTTAATTTTAGTTAGGGCTTCCGCAGCTTCTTCCCAGGTCAAATAGCCAAGTACATCGTTAGTAATTGGTGTATTGTATTCTAGATCTCCCTCTGGGTTAACACTAAAATCTAACACAGCTAATTCCAAACTATAACTACCCGGAGCGTATATCAGGCTTGCACCATAATCATTAGGAAATCTATATTTATTTTGTAACCCCACAGTCATACGACTTTTAGGGATTTCATATTTTGAAAATTCATTTAATTTTTGAATCGGATTTATTTCAGTCATTTACTATTCCTCCGTTTTTCTACAGGCTTCCTACTGGCTTTAATTAAAACGCCTTATAAACGTTGATATTACGGCTTTCTTTTCTGTTGGTTTTCTTCCCTCTCTATAATTAGCGGTACATCGCATTTATCTCGACATTATTACTAATTAATTTTTCCGTTATTTGTCTTAATTCTTTCGCGAAATCATCATCATGCCGGTTAATGTTACGCAATACTCTTTCAAACTTGTTCATTAACTTTGCCTGTTCATCCTGTAATCTCTGCATTTCTGTTTCCCAATCCATTAACCTTCTACCTCCTCAAGTTCAAGCCGTCGTACCCAATCTGGAAGTTGTTTTAATTCATTGTTGGTAAATTCTTGTTGCAAGTAGTCACGTCGTGCGCAAGCAAATAATTTACCGTCTGCTGGTTTACTAATATATTGTTGCCCATTTCTTCCTGCTAACCCTGGCAACTTAATTCGATACTTAGGTTCTTTTTTTAACTTCATAACCATTAATAACCGCATTCAATAATAATTTTTGATTGTATATATTTTCCAACCATTCATAATGTGAATCAGTATCGCTAATATAGTCGCCTGTCCAGTAAACAATTTTTAGCGGATCTATTTCACTACCATAATGTTCCTTCGCCTCTTCTATCCAATCCGCAACGAATTGTGGGATATACACTTTTTTTTGGTTCAGCTAGCTCATCTAATAGCTTTTTGAATTTATCCACATCACTTTTCTGAGTCCACACTGATCTTTCGTTATATGCTTTCCAAATTTCTTTTTTTAAATCTCTAATATCCACTCTAATTGCCTCCTTTAATCAGATAAGCGATTCCACTAATCCACGTCTGTAAAATGATCGCCGCTATAAAGATTGCTACGCCAATCAACCCACTATGTGCCACGTGCCCGATTAACACTGCCGGCAACAGCCAAAATACACATGAGAAATACCACAATGTGAACATGGACATAATTAGATTTCCTCCGGTTCAAATTCCACATCAATGCCTACCTTTGCCATGCCAACTGCAATCTCTTCGGATTCTTTTAATGCCGCTTCTTTTTTGGCAAACATTTTGGCTTCTTCTTTCGGTGCTGTCCATGAGATTTGATTCATATAACCTTTATCATGCTTGTTTTTCAGCACATAAAAATTGTGTTGCTTCACTTCGAAGTTGACCTGCTCACCGATCGGACTAATCGCAGCATGTAAAATGTCCGCCTTCTGTTTTGCTTGCTTCCATTTTCTGAATACTGTGGCATCTTCAATACCTACATACTGGTGGACTTGATTTCCTAGCCTACGATAATATCTATTAGTTGCTGTGTTTTTGATTACATACATTACTTTCCATCTCCTTTTTTAAATTGCTTCTTTCGCCAATGTTCTTGCTCCTCTGCAACTGCTTTTTCAATGCGTTTTAAATCATCGATTGTATAATTGTTGCCGTAGATTTCTCTAACAATTTCCTCTGCCGTCATAACTCTTCAACCTCCATTTCAACTCTAGGCTCTTCGGCATACATCTTATCCATCTCCACGCTCACAATCTGATTATCATCGTGCCATACAACGCCTGTGCACGCGTCTGTCACCGCTTTAAATAAGTTATCTATGTCGGGCTTAAAGATGGGTCTATGCTCGTTAGAAAGTCTTCTGTTACGTTCGGCTTTTGACACACTTTTCTGAACGGAGCGATAAAACGTAGTCTTAACTTTCAGTGCGCCCATTAGTGGTTCGCCTTTGTATTGATTTCTAACAATTAAGTGAGCTCTATCTTTATAAGCTTTGTATTTCGGGGCAATGTACGCCCAGCCTTTCCGCGTCACCCTTGGTCTACTAGCGGCTACTGGCTCGCCGTCAATTATTAACTTGATCACTTGAGGACACCTTCTTTTTACATACTTTGTACCAGTGGCTAGCAACGTTATATCCTGTCATGCCTAATTTTTCGGCAATTTCATCAAACTTTGCACCCTTGCTTCTTTCGGCAATCAGAAACGCATCTTCCTTTTTAGTCCACTTCTTAGGTGTCCTCTTATTCTTACCTTTTTTAATTTCGATCCCGAGTTCCCTTAGGTCTGAATAAATCGTCTGGACCTCTACACCTAGCTTCCATGCAATGTCAGCATAGCTAAGACCCTTATCAAGCATTTCTGGAATTAGTTTTTGCCGGGCAACCTTCATCTTGTGCTTCATCATGCTAATCTCACCAATATACTTACGCTTTTTAACTTTTGAGATGCTCAATCCACGAGCTTTACGGAAGCCTTCGTAGTCGCCACGATCCAATAGCTCTTGTTCAATATCAGCTTGATTAACAGCCGTGCCAGCCTTTACATAGCGCATTGGTTCTGGCATATCCATGTAGACGCTGTCCTTACGGTCACCCTCATATTTTGTGTAGGTCTTAAGCATCCACTTATGTAGGTCCGACTTATGTTCGCTTTCTCCATACACCTCTTTGCTATTAATCCCGACCAATTGCCACATTAGCTTCACGCTCCTTTTCTTTTCGGTATTCTACATTGCAATTTGGGCAGGGCATTACCTGCATAATTGCTCCATTCGTTTGGTATACGACCTGCGTACCGCCACATAATTTACACATTAGAAAATCGCCATCCTTTTATCTTCTGTTTTTTCAAATTTGATAATCGCGTCGTTCTTGACGACACCTTTGTACATTCGACTTAATAATTTTGGATTATATATTTCCGATAATTCCTTACTACTCAAATTAGTAGTGATAATTGTCCGGCTCCGCTTGTTTAAGACGCCAAACAGTACCTGCTGTACATATTCACTCGCTTCTCTTGATTCCCGCTTAAACGACGCCTCACTACCCAAATCGTCCAATACAAGCAAGCTAACCTTACCAAGCAAGTCCACCATGCGAGATTCGGTGTAATAGCTGTCTCTGTGTTCGAACGAATCCTTAATTTTTCGCATCATTTCGTTAATTGATATAAACAGGCAGGAAGCATTAGGCTTGATGTTTTCATTGACGCCCTTAAGCATGGAAATTGCTAAGTGTGACTTACCAACCCCGGGCTTACCCGTAATGATTGTGTTAGCTTGGTAGCTACGATCCATGTACCTGTATGCGATTCGCTTAGCCTTTTTCAGGTTCACTTCTGCTTCGCTACCAGCATCGACTTCATAGTTATCAAAGCTCGCCTGCCACAAGTCCTCATCATCAATGATCGAATCTTTTCGTAGCACATCATGAAAACCACGCTTGTAGTTCCGCAAAGCTCCTATCGTGACTAACTCGTTATTTTTATGCCTACGTTTCTCCTCAACGCATTTAGGACAGAAAGGCTCATGGTTAGCCAACATTAGTAACTTTTGTTCTGGATGAACTTGGCAGTATTCACTTGTTTTCTTCACGTGCTTTAGTAACTTAAAATTCAACCCCGCCATAAGATTGCGTCCCTTTCTCTACCTTTGGTTTAATTTGTTGGTTTAAATACTGATCGAACTTGTTTCCAAACAAAGTGCTTGGCTGTAAATATTTAGCCGTAAAGAATGAGTTAGCATCGTTTGCGTCTAGTACCTTGTTATCAATTACCTTCTTAAAATCGTCCAGTCTATAACCCTCATGCCATCTAGCACGAATCAGTTTCTTGTTTGATTCGACGTTTCTAAAGTGCTTACCAGCTTTTTCATTTAGGTAGTCGATTATTTGCTTGTATTGGATATGGTCGGACTTATTGTCCGACGTATTATTGTTAGTCTCTGTAGTAGTCTCTGGTAGTCTATTGGTATTGGTTTGCTCATTTTGAGCAGATGCACTTGCGCATTTTGAGCAACTCGTTTGCTCATTTTGAGCAGATGCATTGCTCACTCGTTCGTAGTCAATTCGATACCACTTCGTTTTGTCAAAACCAGCTTTATTGTAGTTTGCTGTTATAAAAAATCCTTGTTTTTCCAAACTATTGATTGTTCTGCGAAGCGTTGCATTACTCCAAAATGGAAACTGCTCATTCCACTTGGAATAACTGTTATAAATCCATTTATAACCGTCTCGGATATTATTAGATCTTTCCAACCAGTAGTGAAATTGTTGTAAAACGATAGCTTCGTTTAGTCCGACTATTTTTGCTAATGACGGTAATACTTGCAGTGGTGGCTCACTAATCAGTAAATTGTTCATTTTGCTCACCCCCGTAATCTCCTTTAATTCCTAATCGTTTTAAATCTTCAATACTTAACTTGATGCCATCAACGGGCACGTGATACTTAGCGGCAAACTTAGCTGGTGTAATACTTTCAATTTCACCATGATGCACTCTGCATAGTGGCAGTACATGCCGTTTTGAATGGTCAATCTTGTTTCGATTCGTTCGCCCGACCACGTCGACGTGGTGAATATCAGCGTGTTCCCCACAAATCAGACAGACCCGATGTCTACAGCATTGATAAATGAAATACTGCTCTTCGCGTGGAAGTAGCTCATAGCCTTTCTTAAACGGCACTCGCCATTCGAACATGAAATCGATAACTAGGTCTAGCAACTGATTAGCATCACTAACAGACGATTCTGTGGCGTCTGATAAGCTGATAGACTTACCAGCGGTATAAAACTCGTACTGGGTATAGAACATTGATTTCAGAAATTCACTCGGCACTACGAAATACGTTTCAATGTCATGTAGTAGGGCGAAAAATAACCGTCGCTGTTGTACTCGTGCTTTCCGCGGGTCTGCTACCTCGAAATCAACGTAGAACTCGCCTTGCCCACCGCTCACTGTCTCTAAATGGTCTTGATTAAGCGGTTTGTCTAAATGAATAACCAGGTCTCTGCCTCGTTGTTCCGCTCTCGCTCTCTGCATTTACATCACCTTAGAAAGGCAAACTATCGTCACCAATATCAATTGACTGCCCGCCATTAGCGAATGGATCTCCTGGCGCTGATGCTTGCCGTGTGTTATTTTGCTGGTTGCCTTTTGGTTTCGAATCTAGCAACGAGAAGTTATCCGCTACAATTTCGGTAACGTATACTCGTTGTCCTTGTTGGTTTTCGTATGAACGGGTCTGAATCCGCCCTTCAATACCTACCAACGAACCTTTTTGTGTATACTTAGCAAAGTTTTCTGCTGCCTTACGCCACATTACACAGTTGATGAAATCCGCTTCACGTTCACCCTGTGAGTTGGTAAACTGTCGGTTAACTGCCACGGTAAAACTAGCTACCGCATCGCCTTTAGCTGTGTGGCGAAGCTCAACATCTTTAGTTAGGCGTCCTATTAGTACTGTCCTATTAATCATCTTCTGTTTCCTCCTTTTCTTTTACCCACTTCGCAATTTTATTAAGTGTTTCTAAGCGAGTATTTTCTTCTGTAGTAAGCTTCTGTTCTGTTGACTTTTTTAAAAGCAAAGGTTCAGCCATGGTGTACAATTTATAACCTAGATCCATTAACGTATCTAATTGCCCGTTTTGATATCCGAGCTTGTAGTCGTCTGTCATTTAGGTTGTACCTCCTGTGTTTTGTTAACGTGGTCCAGTTGCTTGGTTACGAGCACAATCATCTGGTTAGCTTTCTCGTAATTTAAGTCGTTGATATGGGCAACATGTGCCTTATTTAGATACGCCGATTTAACTACGGTCTCTGGCTTACCAGTGGCAGTCGCCATTGCCTTAAATAGTTTCGTTAATGTTTCGTTTTGTTCGCTAGAAATCGGGTCAGGTTGTTTTTTGCTCTCAACATTTTTTTTGAAAAGAATCCGGATCCATGTCGTCAGTTGCGATATTGAAAAACTTAAGTAAAAAGTACTTTTCACCGTAAGTTAGTGCCTTACCAACGCCCTTTTCACCGGCGGTATCAACACCTTGCGCATACCATGGGCATTCAATTGTTTCTTCGGGATTATCAGTGTTGACCCACGTCATTGTCATAATTAATTCAGTAAAGTAAACCACTGCACCTTTCTTGTTTGAGCTAGTCATTACATTTTTGCTCGTAATTCGAGGAATCAGCAGCACGCCTTCTTGGTCCATTAATTCGTGGATCTGTCCCAAGACGTCCGATGAACCGGCATAGCTGTACTGCGTTGAGCGTTGCGATTTCTGCACGTACTTTGCGCTAGCATGGATTGTCTGCAGTTTTTGGTACAACGTTTTAGGCTTAACCTCTTCTTTTGGTTCTACTTTAGTCATTGCCATTTAGTCCACCGCCTTAACTGATAACTTGTCTGGTTTTTGTCGTGCTACATAAGGGATTAGCGCTCCAGTTTCTGTGTCGACTAGTTGCCCGTTTTTTGATGGAACAAATCGACCTTCGGCAACCATGCGTTTAATTGCTGATAAGTTAGGCTCTTGTTTTACTAACGTTTCATCAATTCCAGAAAGTGACTGCACAATCTCTTTAGGCTTCGCATTGTTTGCCTTCGTGACTTGCCACCACGTTGGTTTGCTAGGATTGCTTTCGGTTCGAACATAGCGCCAAGTAGCGGTCTGTAATTCACGTCCTTGAAATAAGTTGAGCTCCTCTTGTTCGACCTCACTAATCTGGTCGCGAAGTTCATCAATCTTAATGTTGATGCCTTCTTTATCATGTTTAAGTTTGCGCAATTTACGATCTAGCTCGCTACGTTTAACTTCTAATTCATCAATCTTCATCATGTTTGCTCCCTTCAAATAAAGCTTCTGTTTCTTTGTTTTCTCGTTCTTTTTCAAAAACTTGTTCTATTTGTTCGAACTGCTGTTGATTCATTTGTGTTATACTCCAATTGTTAAATTTATTTCTTTGCTCCAGTATTGTCGTTACCAATGAAGATGCTCTAATTATTATCTCGTCTATAGTTTTCAGCATCTTCGTATTCAACCGAGTGCTCCTCGCTACCACAAATAGCGTCGAGTGCTTTTTTGATTGGTAGCTTTAAGCTAAATACGTCTCCATTAACCATTGTTATGAGTGTTGTATTATATTCGTCATCAAATTCAATAGACGTAATATTGTATGGATTTATATACAAATCTTCTCTAATCTTTGCTAACTTCATTACTATTCACCCCTTACTCGAAAAATGAATTAAATCCAAAACGACCAAACGCGTAGGCCATTCCTGCTATAATTAACATTGCTATCAAAATCCTCATTGCTAATTCCCCCTCATAATCACTTCTTTGTTGTCATCAATAAATTGCTTAATATCATCGGCAAACATCCACCAAGTACCACCTTTACCACCGCCACCAAGCGCTCCCTTATTGCGAAGTTCTTGCAGCTGTTTGTATAAGTGTGGGTTAGCTAAGACGTTAGCGGTAATCCATTGGGTGCTCTTATTGAGCATGTAGTTTTTCAAGTCGTCCATTTTCCAAATTTCGTGAGCTTCTGCCTTTTTCTTGGTGGTTTCCCATTCAATGCGGTCTACTAAGACTTTGTCAGCCGGTATCTCGAACTTAATGTTCGCTTCAACAATTTGAGCCACCTTTGCTACCTCCTTACTCTCCTAACGTTGTTTGCCCCGCTGGAACCTTGCTCATCTCTTTAATGATTTGTACCGTTGCGGTAGATGGTTGCCAGTTGCTGATATATTCATCGACTTTATCAAAGTCCTTTTGTCGAAGCTGCGAACGTGTCTTAATTCCAGTTACTTCGTTAAGTCCTCTGTTGATGTCTTTGAACAACTTGCTACGTTGCGCAGCTGTTAATGTCAGTCCGTGAATCTTGATATATTCATTAACTTTTTCCGAAACACGGCGTGAGATGTATCCATATTCGCCCACATCCAAGCGCTGATTATCCTTCAAATACTTAACGTCACTACCGATTCGGTTTACCTTGTTATTGGTTTCTTCTGTTGCATCAAACATCAATTTCAATGCTTCCATTGGCGTTTTGGGTAATTGAATACGTTCTGCCTTAATGGTTTTTTCCATCTGGTTGAAAGCTTCAATGTATTTAAGTTTGAATCCTAAGGCCTTTTTACCAGTGAATCCCATTGCCAACAACGTGAATCCATCTCGGTTCATATAGACCACTTTTCGATCGCGCCCATAAGAATCTGGTTCAGTGCCTTCCGAAAACATCTCCCCAAAATTGGGGACATCTTGTTTCATCTGAGAAATATCCCGCAAAATATGATCATGTCGCTTTCCAAACACTTCTGCTACTTGTAAGCTGGTTGTTACTGCTTGTTGGTCTTTCATGATTACTAATTCGTTCATTCTTATTTCCTTCTTTCGTGTGTATAATTTAGTTAGTTCAATTAAAGGTGGTGATAAATAATGTTTGCTATTACGTTTAGTAATCCCGTTATGAACAAAGTCAAAACTATAGAGAACGTTAAAGTTGTTCATGTTCATCTTCCTAACAAAAAAGTTGTAGACTACTTTGACGCTGAATCTTTAATCATCGATAACCCATCTGCAAATGGATATGTGATTGAAAGACAAGACGGGCAAACTGTTTTAAATAGAGATTGGTACCCTTCAAGTAACTAATCGTATTAGGCAAATCACTCCTAGTGATTTGTTTTTTTAATCATCTTTATCTCCACATTATTGTCGAAACGCTCATCGTTACTCTCTTCAATTAATGCTAGTAATTTTCCTTTGTAGTAAATTCCAATCGCTACGGCATCACCAAATCCGATTCCGTTTGTATCGAGTTTGTTTTTCATATTTATCCCCTCCTCTTTTTTATCAATGCTTAAAAAGTCGTATTTGTGTTCAGGATTCAAATATCCAGTCACTAATTTGTAATCCTTAGCGAAAAACTTAATTGTCATTTCTACTAAATTTTCTGATACTGGCTTTGCCTGCACATCCGAAACAAATTCAATATTCTTTCCATCAACAGTCACTCCATCTAAGTACTCCACAACTTTTTGGGTTGGCTGCTTTATTTTTGCGAAGCCTTCATCCATTCCTGTTTCCTCCTTTAATGTGAATACATTAGAACTAAGAACAAAACATTAACTATTAGTGATGCAACTACTGAGGAAAAAATCTTAGTGGCCGTCATATGATGTTCGATAAAGTAAGGAACTCCATATACCTTTAAGTCACTAAAGGCTATCTTGATTTTTTGAATGATGGTTCTCTTCCTCCTACTTGTAGTACATCTTCAAAATTAGAATCAAATTGGCTGTATTAATTATCAAAGTTGCTCCTGTTATCAATGTCGTGAAGTTCTGCATAGCCTTTCCTCCTAGATTCCGTATTTTTCATGTAGATACTCAAAAATTTCATTAACCAAGTTTTCAGAAGCACGTGTCACTGATTGCTTATTGAGTGATAAGCTGACAAAGCTTCGAGACTTTCCAAATTTCTTAGCAAGTGAGCCTTGTGTTTCAAGACGACGATTATTTGATAACCAAGCCTTGATAGCTTCTGCTTTATTATTTGTTTCCATGTGGATGAACATTTGATATCACCTCCTGTATTCCATATTGAACTTTGTTAAGAAAAACTGTTGCCTTTTTGTATTCAGAGTCGTACAATTAAGGCATAGTAAATAAGCAATCAAAAGCCTTATATATCGCCCGCCAGTTGATTTATAAGTTCTTTTAATTTGCTCTTTTTATTAACAACATTTCTTAACACTGATAATTGTATATCATTGAATACAAAGTGTCAACAATCTTATTCAGTTTAATACAATTTTCTTTAAAGTACATAAGGAGAATACCGTAATGACAACGTTTGAGAGGATTCAATCTTTAGCAAAAAAAACGTGGACTTGGAATCCGAGATTTAGCTAAGAAGGCAGGACTAGGCGAAACGACTATATATGGTTGGAAAAATAGGACGCCTGATTCATCTAAATTAGAAGCCGTTGCAAGAGTCCTAGGAGTCACTGTGGACTATTTGCTAGGTAAAAACGAAACACCTGAATGGGCAAATGAAAAGGACACAAATGATTTGAAAACTTTCTTGGAAAGAAACCTTGAAGGTGGAATGACCTATGGTGGCGAGGATTTAACTGACGAAGAAAAGCAACAAGTTAAGCTTGCTATGACCACAATATTCTGGAAACGCCATAAACATGATTAGTAAGGGGTGTTTTCTATGAATAACGACAAAATTAAAGAAGCTGTTGAAACTATAGTTGATAGATATAAAACAGCCGACCCTTTTATAATTGCCGATAAATTAAATATAGACGTAGAGTGGACCTCCTTACTCGGAGCAAAGCCGTTTGCAAAAACTAATTATGACGGTGACCAACCTATTGTAATGATGAACGAACGGATTAGATATCTGCCTTCCCGTTATTACACTATGGCACACGAAGTCGGTCATGTGATTTTGCATGAGGGGTTATCAGGTTATTATACTGGCGTTAGATTTGGTCACTCTAAATTGGAACATGAATCAGACGTTTTTTGCCGCCGCCCTACTTGGTGTCTTGTATATTGAAGAAAATGACCGATATCCTGACACATTAAACGACCTAGTCTCTGCGTATGGAATACCAGAAGAATAGTATTGGAGGAATAGGTTTTGTTTAATAATTTTAAAACTTCCCATGATGTGGTATTAGATCAGGAAAAAGGGCTCGCATACGAAAGAAAACAAGATTACAAAAATGCTTTAAAGGCATACGATTCTGCTTTTAACTTAGCTAAATCATCTAAAGAATGGGACACGATTCCGCCAAACATATTTATGCGTAAGGCCATAATATTTAGAAAACTAAAACTATTTGAGTTAGAAGTTAAAACCATTAAGACTGGAATTAGTTATGGGACACCTCAAACTAAAACTACTACGGATAAATTAAAGGAACGTTTACCTAAAGCCGAGGCATTACTGAATAAGAAATGATTTATTTTCCGACCAACAATCTGAAGTCATTAAAAGCTGTACTTTTATGGAGGAATTTTTTATGAGCAAGAAAATAACAGATAAGGACGGGAATACATATGTGCAAAAAAAGCCGTTTTACAAGCGAGCTTGGTTCTGGATTATAGTGATAATCCTTGCTTTTGGGATGAAATCGATGGGTAGCGATTCGGAAAGCACAAGCAGTTCATCTAACAAAGTAGCCACTTCGAGCGTTAAAAAAGAAAGTACGGCAAGCAATGCTAAAGAATCAAGCGAAAGTAAAGTGCCGGCAGAATATCGAAACGCTCTAATCAAAGCTAGATCTTATGCTACAGAAATGGATATGTCGGAATCCGGTGTTAGAGATCAACTAACTTCAGATGCCGGCGAAGGGTTTACGCAAGAAGCAGCCGACTATGCTATGAAACATCTCGGCAATATTGATTGGAATAAAAATGCACTGCATAAGGCCCAATCTTATCAAGACGATCAAGCGATGTCTAAGGACGCAATTAGAGATCAATTAACATCCGATGCAGGTGAAGGTTTTACACCAGAACAAGCAGACTATGCTATTCAACATTTAAAAAATTAATCATTCTCTAATTTATTCTCACGGAGGAGATCAGAATGAAGAAAGTATTAATTATATATACAGCGTTTATAGCGCTATTTACTCTATCTGCATGCCATGACGATTCTATGAATGCTAATAAGATGGGAACTAAAATTGAAAAGAAATATCTAGAAAAGAATGATTCTGGTTTCTGGGAAGATGATTCTGGTGCCCGTTTTACCACTAATGGCAATGGAAAAATCATTGCAATTAAAATACCTTTCAGTGCCGGAGGAAAAGCTATTTCTCATAAAGGAGCGTTAGCAAGCTATAAGGAACACACCGCTAACGATTTGGCTTATCGTTCAGGAAATACTTATTATTCAAAAAAAGAAAAGCAATATTACCATATTGAGGAATCTACCGATTCTTCCGGGGATGTAACTTCTGCCACTATTTATTTAGGGAAATAAATTAACCCTTAAATAGCGTTGGAAACTTGCTAATAACGAACCACATTCGATAATTGGAGGAATTAGTATGAAAAAGGCATTAATGCTGGGAGCTACATTCTTGATCGCTATGTCTTTGTCAGCCTGTGGAAGTAATAACAAGAACTCGCATGACAACAGTCAAGATAGCAGTTCACACACTGCTAAAACACATAAAAAACATAATAACAAGAAACGAATATCTAAAGTTAAAACTGAAAAAGAAAGCAGTAGTTCGTCAAGTTCTAGCCCTGAACAGAGTTCTGCCTCTTCTCAATCCAAAAAAGTAGCAAGCTCTAAGTCGGAGCCTCAAACTTTATCCGAATTCGTTAATAAATATGGTATGTCCCCTGTCGCTTACAAAATGAAGTATCAGGGCATGTCACAAAAAGAAGCCTTAGCCTCGACACCTCGAAATATGAAGAGCTCTGGTGAATTACAAACCGAATACGCGATGAACCATCCGGATGCATATAAGGATAACAGTAGTGATACTTCTACAGAGGATAGCAGTTCCGACCAAGGATTTATGACTCCCAAAGAAGCAAGTCAATATGAAGAAGGCGAATACAGAGCAAATGAGTACCAGCAAGCTCCAGACGGACAATGGTACCATGTTGACCGTGACGGATCTTCACAAAAAATTGATGGCCCGCCACAAAATCATTAATAACCACTTAAATTAATAAGTAAACAAAAAAAGCCACATCCCCCACTCGCCAAGTAAGATGTTAGAACGTGATTGGCCGATCATTGCAGCTAACATCCCTGGTATTTTCTTAGGATTTTTTACATTCTATACCGCGCTACATTAATACTTTATTTACAAAGGAGCGAATAGTTTATGGAAACGAATATTATGGCTATCATTGGAATAATTATATTTTTTATTGGAGCATTAATAATAAGTCTTGGTCGAACTTTAAATATCTTACGTTTCTTTTTTGGTGATCGTAGTCTGTTTACACAGATATTTTGGGGAGTTATCTTTATCTGCATTGGCTTATTTTTAATCATACTTGGTAGCCCTCAGCTTAGATGATATCCTCTTTCCACTCCGGTGACTAGATACAGTCCGACTCTGTATGTGGGAAATAGTAGTTAACTTAATAGATTTAACTACACAACAAAAAAGCCACATCCCCCACCGACCAAAGTTTGGGATGTGACTATCACTTAGAAAAACCACGGAAGTGGCTCCTTTAATGTACGCTTATTTTAACATTGAAGCCTGCTTCCAACAACAGAACGGAGGTTCGCTTTTATGGCAAGTATTAAAAAACAAAATGGAAAATGGACTGCTAGGATAACCTGGCGAGATGAGGAGGGAAAACGTCACTACAAGAGCAAGTATAATTTTAAAACGCAATCTGAGGCAGAATTATGGGCAGCAGATTTCCAGTTAAATAAACGGGATATTGATAGCGAAACTTATTTTCCTGCTTATTTTTATGATTGGTACCTAACGTATAAAGAACCCTCAGTAACTAATCGGACTAAAGCTACTTATCTACAGCTATATAACGTTTTAAAGAAGTCGTTGCTTGCTAAAAAACCGGTTGGCGAGATCACCCGGAAAGATTACCAGCGTTTCATCAATGTCTTTGGCAAGAAACATGCTAAGTCAACTGTAACGAAATTTAATTCGTTAATCCATGCGTGTGTCAAAGATGCGCTCTACGATAAAGCCATCGAAAAAGATTTTGTCTACGGCGTTTCCATGGTCTTCAACAAGAGCAAGACTCGCAAAATAGATTATTTAAACATTGATGAGATGAACACCCTGTCCACTTATCTTCGTAGTAGTTTAAATAAGCATTTTACAAGCAAGTACATGATTTTAACTGCGATTTATACTGGTGCTCGTCTGGGCGAAATTCAAGCTTTGACCTGGAAAGATATCAATACCACCTTTAATAGCATCTCTATTCGACGGTCTTGGAATGATGAAGAACAAAAATTCCAACCAACTAAAAACGAATCGTCAGTGCGAATCATTAAGATTAACGACGATTTAGCACAGTTACTAAAACAGCTGAAACCTAAGAGTAGTAGCACCAAGATATTCACTAATCAATATGGTACGGTGCCCTCTTCCAGCGCAGTAAATAAAACACTCCGGGAATCATTAGCCCATTGTGGAATCGATAAACCTAGTTTTCACTTTCATTCGTTACGTCATACGCATGTGGCGTATCTCTTATCCGAAAACGTTGATTTATTTATCATATCAAAGCGATTAGGCCATTCTGATATATCAACAACCAGTAGAGTATATTCATATCTAATTGACGAATACAAACAAAAAGCTGATCTACGTATCGAAAAATCACTTGATAAGATTTCACTGAATTCAAAAAATGTGCGAAAAATTTTATAG